TGCCCACTCTGCAAACATTAAATTTAAAGATCTTCTAGCTGTAGTTAAATCATAACCTGTTCTTATCTCTAAACCACATCTTTCATAGGCTTCTTCTACATATTCTGCGGCATCAGGTTCAAAGTTTGTTGAATTAGATGTTGCCATATCATGTCCTTACTTTTGTTTTTTTACGTCTATCAGACATAACAACACCACAACCCCTTGCAACAATAGTTCCTTTTTCTGTCTTGCCGTTATAAGGTCTTTTAGCTTTAGTTGACGTTACTGCTCCGCCTGATCCCATTTTTTTAACCTTTGCAGGTTTAGTGTTTGCAACAAAAGTTTTACCTTTTGCGCCTTCTCTCTTCTTTTTACGAGCTGTTGCAGCTCGTTGTGATTTAGTTAAACTGTTAGCTTTTGATCTAGGTAAACACCTATCAGGATTTTTTTTATCCTTTGAAGTCCCACATTTTCCCTTGATTTTCCCATCAGTTCCTATGCGAACCCAATCTTGTTTTACCCAATCTTTAAGTGCACCCATTATTTTTTACCTTTTGCGCCTTTAGCATAATTAGGATCTTTACAATACTTTGAAGCAGCCATATTTGCATATGCGCTTGGATATGTATCAAAAGTTCTTTTAGCCCAAGCTTTTCCAGCAGGACAAATTTTACTTCCTTTAGATTTTTTTGAGGCAGCTCCACCCCTTTTAAAATAAGTAACATTTAATTTAGAAGGTTTGGGTCCTGTTCTTACTACAGATGTCATGTTTTCCTCGCTTTCCTAATCTGTTCTTTACCTTTTTTAAAAATATTAGCCACTTTATTTTTTTTCATAACCTTTGCTCTTTGCTCACCAACAGTAAGTATTTGTATCTTTCTCGCAAATGGTTTATCAATTTTTTTAACTTTTGCAACTGTTGCTCTTGCGTCTGCTTCTGTGGCAAACTTAATGCTAACGGTGTCTTTTGGATTCTCATCCGTGTATAATCTTCTACCTGAACCTTTTGGTTTTTTTCCCGTTCCAACTTTAGGATCTTTTTCTTTTGCCATTTTTTAATAATCCAGATAATACTTTTGATTGACCCGCGTGAGCTTTTGAAGCTTTTTTTAATTTATTTGCAACGGTTTTAATTTTACGTTTTGCTTTTCCTGTTAATACCATTAGTTACTTATCCCTATAAATATAGACACAATTCCTATCAACTGTAAAACAGCTCCAAAAATAATAGCCCATATACGGGCATCAATCTTGTCTATTTGTTTTTGTAAATGCGTTAAATGATTGCTCTCAAGACGATCTATCGTATCTTCAAGAATAGCCATTCTCTTATCTAAATCATGCATAAAATCTTTTTCTCTTTTAGTAGCCATCAACACTTCCACCTTCTTCTAGCTTGTCTCAAACGACTATTAGGATTTTTAGCGGCCTTTGGAAATTTTTTCATTTGTCCCGCAGACCTAGCACAAAAAGACTTTCTTCTTTTTGCATCCTTGCTACCTTTTTTTACTTTGCCTGTAACAGCTGTTTGTAATTTACTCCCAGGATTATCTCTTCTATATTTTGCAACACCTGCTTTAGTCATTCCCGCCCCAGCTTTGGTAGGGCGGAAATATTTTTTAGTTTTAGGCGGCTGTTTGTCTTTTTTCCTAGCCATTAGGATAAAAACACCGTCAATTTGTTACTACTACCAGTAAAAGCAGAAAGATATGCACCGTTCTCAGCTAATATACCGTTGTCTGGAATATTAAGAGTGTGTAATCCAGTAGGAAAACTTTGTGCAATCAGAGTAGATCCACCATTGCCATTTGTTATGGTAATAGCCCCAGCAGCATCAGCAAAAATAACAATTTGTCTTATTCGTGATCTTGCAGGACCTATCAAAGCAGCAGACGCTCCTTGGTTAACATTAAACGCTTTTACGTCAGATCTTGTTCCTACCATATCAAACTCCTATTAATATACAGAGTATTCTAGTTCAACTGTAAATCTTCCAGCAGTTGCATCAGCATTTAATGTGGTTGTAGCTGCGGCATATAAATGCTTACTTGCAATTGGAGCAGATACATTTGGTTCAAACACATGAAAGTTACCAGCTGTATTATTAAAGTTAATATCTACTTCTGTTATGCTTAATGCAGCAGATAATGTTGGTGAAAAAGCTGCAACACCTGCTCCAACAATTTCTGTACCTGAAGATACTGCAGCATTCGTTGCTGTTCCACTAGTAGCACTTAATTGTAAAGAACCAACTAAGGTTTGTCCTGCGGCTGTTGTTATTCCAATAACAGCTTTATGAATAAAAAACTTTGATGCTGTTACTAAAGCGTCTGGATGATCTGTATTTAAAGTTCCTAATTCTACAAGCACATCACCATCGCCATAAGCTGAAGATGTGTCTGTTCCTGCAAGAGTTCCTACAAATGTTTGAATTTTTCTTGAACCCAAAGATATTAGCTGACCTGTAGAATTTATAGAAAAACCAGTTTCTGTAATAGCACCAGTAGTGCTGTTTTCATTAATTACGTTAAATCCGCCTTTAGATCGGACGGGACCCGAAAAAGTTGTGTTAGCCATGTCAATCTCCTTGTCTTGGCAAATGTCGAAGTTAATTCTTCGTCAAGGTTAAATTTATTATACACAAAAAAAGAAGGGCGGCAAGTGCCGCCCTTAAACTGATGCAATTAGTTGCTTGGAGGCTACGCTGCACCAGGTGTTCCGAATAAACATCTCCAGTCTGAAAAACCAAAGCTGTATCTCTCTCTAGCTTTAAAACGCATATTTCCAGTGTCAAAGTCACCTTCCATAGCTGTCTTAATAGCTGCACGGTTAAAATATTTTAGACCGTTAGGAGCATCTGTCTTGATAAAGAATGCATCGGTGTCTGTTAAGAAATGGTTAACAACGGCACCTTCAGGTATCATTCCCATGTTCTTAATAGCGTTTGCATCATTATCTGCAGTTCCTACTCTTAAATTACTGTTTAATACTCTTTCAGCAATAAATTGTAATTCTTTTGGAATTATCAACTTTGTGCCTCTAACAGCAATTTTCAAGCCTCTTTCATCTTGAAAGCCTGCAATATCAATCAAAGCTTGCTCTAGCGAAGTCTCGTTCAAGTCTGCCGCTGTAGACAAAATGTTACTTTGATTACCGCTAATTGTTGGATGCGAACTACTTAGCAACGCAGCTCCGTCACCACCTGCAGTTGCTCCTGCAGTAAAAGCGTTGTTTAACACAGCTGCAGCTTTAATTTGCTTTGTCTGTGCCATTGATCTTGCTAACGCTTTTGTGTAACGGCCTGCAAGTCTGTCATAAAGATTATCTTCAATAGCTTCTTCTGTAATTGAGAAAGCTAATGCAATAGTCTCATGTGTGTATCTTGCAGTGAAGGTTTCTTGTGCGTCATCAAAGCTAATTGTTCCACCCTCTGACTTAGACGGTGCAGTTGAAAAGCCTGCTAACATCACTTCTTCTTCAAACGCTCTATCTGATGATTCCTCATCAAATATTTCTGCGTGCTCATTTTCATATCGATCGTACTCTAGACCAAACAGCGCGTTAAGTCCAGGTTCTAGCTCTTTAGCTAATTGTGCTCTTGAGATAGCCATTTTCTAACCCCTTCCTATATGCCTGTTGTAGCGAAGGTACCAACCGCCGCACTTGTGTTAAGATTATAGTGACCATTTAATCTTACGATATACTGATGACCTAATGCAGAATAGTCTTCATTAGCTTCATCCTCGTAAAGACCAACAATCCTCACATCTAATGTATTAGTAGTAGCAGCCGTACTAATGTCTAACAAGTCACTAGATTTACCTGTTATAGTGCTACCATTATTTACACTTGCCATGTCACAGTTAGCAAAAGTATCAGCAAGAGCTGTAGCTCTGTTTGTGTTTGTGCCATCTGCTACCACAACATAAAGTTGCATAGGATCGTCAAATACGAATGCTTTCACAGGAAAATTTGTGTCCACACTCACGTTGTTTGATCCAGGCCAATAGTTTTTAAAGGTAGTTTTTCCAGTTGTAGAGTCTACAAATTCTACACCACCTAATACTCCTAATGGGGACACCGCTTGATCTGTACAAGCAATGGTTCCACCAGCTAACGGAATAACAATCCCGCCATTGTATATGGCTGTTGTATAGTTGTTTGCAATCTCATACTGTGTAGTGGCATTGTTAAATGGATTACCACCTACCTTACCTATCGGACGAAGACCAAAACCAGCAGTTAAATTATTTGCCATTTTACTTTACTCCAATAATGGGGGCCATCCTATTCTTTTTTAGGACCGCCAAAGGTTACACGAGATTGACGATCAGGTCTATTGATCGTCATGGTTGAATGTGCGTTTTCTCTCATCATATCCTGATCCACTGCTTGCATCTGATCTGCTTTCCTTTGATTAAAGTATGCAGTTCTTTCTGCTATAGTTTCTTCAGGCATGCGAGCTAAAACTAACCCACCTACTCCGAAAACACCTTCATACTTACCCGAATCTACTACTGGGGCTTCAAAATCTGGATATTCATCTGCTCTAACGAGTTCCCAACCTTCTCTAAGCTTTGCGGAAACATTCTTTGTATCGTTAAAGCCACGAGTTTCTGCTCTTACCCATCTATGTTTGAAACCATCTGGTGCGGGTGGTGCATCCAGCATGGATGGTGGAGCCCACGGCTTACGCGCTGCCGCCTTCTCCCTTGTCTGTGTTGCGCGAGGAGTCCTCTTAATAGAACCTTCAAACATATCGTCTTGCTTTTCCATAATTTTACTCCTTAACGTATTTTGCGTATTGTTCTAGACTTACTCCCAGTTTTTTCGCCATAGCTACTTGTCTTTGAGTTAGTCTAACCTTAGTCCCACTACTGCGCCCAGAGTTACCAGAGGATCTGTTAACAGAAGCAACCGTCTGGGCGGGTCGTTTACTCTGAGATCCTTCCTTAAACTTGTGAGGAAATTCTTCCTTCATTCGTCTATCTAAACTATCATAGTACTCATCGCTCTTTGGGTCAATCCCCTCTTGTTCGACAAGTTCTTTATGAATACCAAAAGCTGCATAAGTCATAGCGCTATCTTCGCCAAACCAGTCATTCCGTTGAGCCCAGCTTTCTGCCTTTGGATCAGGCCTTGCTGGTGCTTGAGGTGCTGTTTGCTGGGCCATAGACGGTGCTGGAGCCTGCTTTTGTCTTTTTTCATTAGCAGACTTAGCCTGAGCTGCTCTGTCAGCCTCTACAGCTAGTTGTGTCATTTTTCTTTGAGCAGCTACAGCTGCCTCTGTGTCACCAATTTCCATAGCATTTCTAAGTGCTGCTTCTGTTTGAGCCATGTCTGATTCTACGCGACTAGAGTACTGGTCAACGTAACTGGTGTCCATTTGATTTAGTTTTTGAGCTAACTGTTGGTTTTCTTGTTCTTTTTGCCTTGCAAAGCGAAGCGCTTCATCAGCATTTTTTTCAGCCTCACGCATTTTTTTCGTAAGGCGGTTAATCCTTTTTTGAGTTTGGTTCTCACTTTTCTTAAATTCATCTTCAGTTTCATTAGTTTCATTGGCATCAACCTCTACATCAGCTGTCTCCGCTGGTTTATCGACCGTAACCTCAACGTCAGGACCCTCTTCTTCTCCTAAGTCCAAATCTAATTCTGCTTGTGCTTCTTTTCCACTCATAATTACCTCATTAATAATGTAAAACGTCTTCAGGGTCCATTATTTTTGCTAAAATCTCATCATCGTTCAAGATTCGTACTTCTCCGCCATCTATTTTAAAACGAGATCCTGCATATCGGGCAAACATTACCCAATCCTTTTCTTCACACCAAGGGCCTGTGGGAAATTTTTCTGTATCTTTGTATGCCAAAGACCCTGCTTTTAATACATAACCAACTTGTGTGGAAATCTGTCCCTCTTCTACAATCTTATCTGGTAATAAAATACCGCCTTCAGTTTTACCTTTACCTCTGTATGGTAATATCAAAAGCCTCCACCCTGTAGGCTTAGGCATTCTTTCTATCAAACTCTTTTCTATTAAACTTGGATCTAAAACCCTGTCATTGGGGTCTACATATGTTTTATTTAACTCGGTGGCTGTTGCTTCCATCACTCTTCCTCTTGTTCTTTTTTATCTAAAAGATTTTTTACTTCTTCTTCTAAATAATTTAAAGATCTCAACTCTCCCATCAGACCTTTGTAATGTTCCATATTTTTTACATTATCAAATTCTAAGGTGTCGCGAATCAATCCTCTTCTTTCATTTATAAGCCTAAATACAGCTTGTGCAAGATAAATCTCATTCATTTATATAAAAACCCTATATTTTTCTATTCTGTCCTATAATCTCTTATATCGTCAGGCTTAGTTTCGCATATAGGGCATCTATATTCAACAAATTTCATAATTCCTGCAAAAGGGATTGGTTCTTCTACTTCTTTTTTAACAAAAGCTATCTTATGTATGTAACAAATTTCATCCTTTAGTGACACGCCGTATACCCTTTACATGTTTTCTGTAAAAATAATTACCAATTTTATTAAAAAATTTAAATAATTCTAAATTTAATCTTGTCATCTTCTTACTCTACAATTTGGACAAAAGTTTCCTTCTGGGAGCTCAAAACCACATTCTGGACATTTATTTACGTTCTTCATGTCTTTTTTCTCTTCATTGGTTTTTTTGCTGTCTTCTTAGCTTGAGCAAAATTTTTAGCTGTAGGCGCTCCTTTTGCACCTTTGCTTCTCATTTTCTCGCCGCTTCCTGCAGCTATTCTTTTTCTTTTTTTATTTATATTTTCATACAAGCTCATTTTGTTAGTCCTTTCTGCTTTTCATATGTCCTGAGTCCCCCAATGCCGAGCATGCCACCGAGAACAGTTAAAAGTGTGCCCATATCAAATTCAGGCAGCTCTGGTAGTTCTGCACCCGCAAAACTTGCACCAAATATAATTAAATCTTTTATTATAAAGTGATAGGCAAAAGCTATCGCACAGACCCACCCAACTGCTGGCCTCCAGCCGCCCTTGAATATAGAACCGCTTGCAGCTTCTGCTTTGTTAATCTCTAACTGAGCAAGCAGAGCCTCCTGCGCATGTTTTTCAGACATGGTGGCTATCTCGTGGGCGAGCTTCGCCTTCTGATCTGCGTCAGGTATAAATTTATCTAGAAGTCCTGTTACTGGACCTATCAATGCTTGTAACATTATTTAACTCCATTCTTTGCCATGTAAGCACTTGTCCCCATGTAGGTGCCAACAATACCCGCTCCTGATATGTAAAATAAATTAGATATATCTGCTAGGGCTTCAACACGTTCAATAGGGACTATAAACATAGCAACTGTAAATACACCCATACCAATCAAAGTGTATCTTGCCATGCGTAATTGCGCTAAGTTTTTTCTAAGTTTTGTTTCTGTTTCTTTGATTTCTTTTGCTTGCTGTAGTTCTTCATTGGTAATTTCGTTATCACCGTCAAGATCATATTCATCTAGTATGGAACCTTTTTGTAATTTTTTCTGCACCATCAGTATACTTTCACTTTATCAGGATTGACACTTGGAACTAATTTACAAATACACTCGTATGTAACACTTTGACCCACCTCATTCTTGTACTCCTGCTTACTTAAAAATTTTGTGTAGTAAGTACAATCATTGACAGACTTAAAATACACGGCTCCCTGAGCTACACCATTCATATAACAGGCAAGCATGAAAGCCGTCACCATTACATCAAATCTTTGTAATAACTCATGTCACCGCGCACGCTGTAAACCTCACCGCCGCCTGCCATCTTTACAGGTTTAACTTTATCACCATGACCCTGCTTAATTAAAAACTCTTCAAAAGACATAGTATCTGATGCTGGTCCATCAAAATATTCTTCTCTTAAATCTTTCTCAGTTCTTTTATCACCTTTTTTAGCCACCTTGACCTCCTTGTTGTTTCATTTGCTCTCTTCTCTCAGCTGCATTAATCCTTGCCGCAGTCTGCTTCTCCTGACTTTCTAGTCTCTTATCAAACTGTGCATCTCTTTGTGCAACCTTCTGCGCTTCAAGTCCAAGTTTCTGCCTGTCAATCTGAGCATCATTCTGTTCAGCTTGAGCCTTAACCTGTAACTCCTTCTCCTTCAACTGTACTAACGGATCAGGCTTGCCCGCTCCAGATAGTTCAGCACTCAAGGCCTTCAATCTAGACATACCCTCAGCTACATACTGAGCTGTCTTAGCCTCCAAGTCAATCATCTGCTCCTCTGATACAGCCTCACCACCGCCAGCTTGTATCAAATCAACAGCAGCTCGCTCACGAGCTCCTATCTTTACATGCTCCATGATGTGCTTCTGTAGAGCCACAGCCATCTGTGGTGACTGTGCTACCAGAGGTGTAGAACCAAAAACCATGTGAGCCATGATGTGAGCTTCGTGATCCTGTCCTTCAAATGCCACTAAACTTATCTGATCAAGAACATCTATGTTCTCCTGTGCGGGATCTTTTGGTACAGCTTCAGGTTCAGGTGTTCTCTTCAATATTCTGTCAATATCTCTTACACCCAACGCCTCATACATATCTCTAAACACTTCATATAAGTTGTGCATATCAGGCGCAGCTGTCGCAAGCTGCATCTTGGTTTGTGCTAACGAGATCCTTTGTGCCTGACTAAATATATTAGGATTAGATACAGGTAACACATCTACACGGTCATCAAAGTCAGTTCTCTTTATACTGCCATCAACACCTGTAATACTATATGGATACTCGTCAGGTAAAAACTCTGCCATGACATTAGATAACAACTTAAACTCTAACTTCATCGCATAGTGCAATCTCTTATGAACAGCAGACATGACCCGTGAGCCCTGTTCCAACATCGCTATAGTAGTACCCACAGCTGCCTGTTGATTGCCATCGCCTACTTTTAAATCTGTTATGGTAGCAAATCTTTGTCCTGCATTAACTACAAAGCCTAATAAGCTCATCAAAGTCTGATCAGGTCCCTTGAATGGTAAAGACATCAAGCTTGCTTTAATATCACCCCCTGGGGCATCTACATCTCTAAACTCTCCAGGCTGTAAAGGCTCATCATCATCCCTGATCCGTAGGCCGCGGGCCTTAAATCCTGCTGGCAAGTTCGATAATGTGCCTGCATCAATCAACTGTCTCAACGCAGCAGTCGCGGTTCTTGATAAGCCACCAATAGTATGTATCAAACCTAAACCATAGAAACCAAAGCCTGGAAGAAACTTGTAATGTACAAAATATTGTATCTTCGCTTTCTTCTTGTCATCTTCTTTGTAGTTCCTGCGAATCGCCAGTATCTGGCCATTATCCTGCGATATGGTGACAATATACGGTACCTTAATGCCTGTTGGCTCCCCGTCCTCGTCCATCTCTTCGTAACCTTCAAGATCCAGATCTACATGACACTCTAATAATGTACAGTCATAATCTATCTGAGATGGATACATACCATCTATTCTCTCAATCTCGTCAGCTAAACTACCAGAATCAGACTGAGCTGGTATCACAGGTATGTCTTTGTAAAAACCAGATACCTGTCTCTTTCTCAAATCATTCAAGCTCATCTTCAGAACCTGTGTGATGTTAGGACAAGTTTCTAAATCAGTCGTGTTGTACGGCACAATCAAATTTTCTGCAGGAACAAACTTACTTACAGCTCGGTCCAAGTTCTCATCATAATAAACTTTCTTGAACGTACTACCTGCTAACGGTAAGTAAAACAACATCTGATCTAACTCAGGCGTGTACTCTTCCATAATACAGGTTATGTAATAGTTCATAAACTCCTTTACACGTTGAGCTTGGTCTTCTTTTTCAGGAGTGCTTGAGCCAAGCACAGTTGTTCGCACGGGTCCAGTGGGCGGCAACAATTCATTAAAGGCTTGAGCTTGGAACTGCGTAGCGGACTCTGCAAGCAAGGGGTGCGTGACACCGCTCGCTCCTCTGAAAGGTTGTGACCTTTCTTCGTAACTAAATCCCAACAACTCCAAACCGTTAGCGAAAGCATCTTCCCACTCCTGTCTACCACTCTTGTTCTCATCAAACTCACCAATCAACTCACTGGCGATCCTGCCTAGTAAATCATCTGGCATGTCCTCAGCTAAATTAGCAGAGAAATCCATGTCAGGATCGCGCTTGTCCCGTGGGTCAAAGTCTATAACAACACTGCCATCGTCCTCTTCCATGATCTCCACGTTATCAGGAACAGGGTCCATGTCTAATGTTTCAGGCATTTCAACTTCTACTTCAGCCGCCAACTCTTCTTCGTTCAACTGAGATGGCACATTTTCCATCATGCTGCCTATTGGTTCTCTTGCCATGTAAATCTCCTTTCAGGAACTATACCATGAATTTTATAAAAGGTTCAATACCTTGTGGTCCGCGGTTCATGTTTACCGCTTTATTCTTCAAAGATATTACACCGCCACCTGCTTTCATTATGTCTGGGTTTGTTCTTTCTCTTGGATCGTTTTTACCAAATCTGCCTTTCAAAACAGCTTTGCTGCCTTTGGGTCTGTCCGTCAACATAACATAGGATAAGCTCCCTGCATCCTCTACTGCATTGTAATATGGTAAATGTGTAAATCCCTCTTCTGCTAATTTTTTTCTAAACTCCCCTATAAATTTACGGAAGTCATCAAAAGGAAAGTTGGGCTTGTCTCCAACTAAGTGACCCATATCAAACGCTTTAGGAGAATAAGCATCACCGAAACGATCCTTATTATACTCTATGAGCAGATGCATATTAATACCTTCTTCATCCCAAACATCTACATCTTTTACCCTAGAACCTGCTTTTCCTTTAGGCGTGTAAGGTTTACTTAAATCTGCTTTCAAAGGATAGGTACCACCAAATGTGGTTCTTGGTATTAGATTACCTGCTTCATCATATCCTAAATTACCTGTAGCAAAACGATCTTGTCCAGGTCTTAGAGCTTTGAACCTATCTCTAGCAGCTTTAGGACTCCCAACATGTGTACCAAGAGCATCCAAAGCACTAGGAGCTTTGTCTGGATCAAAGACTGTAAACCCTAATTCTGCATCAGGAGTATAATGAAAAACATCTTGTGGAGTATCAGATTTTGAAACAAATTTAGAGGCGGCCATGCCAAGCGCTCCTTCAGGCACAGCTTTAGGAAGTAATTTAGATCCTAATAAGGAACCGCCTGTTACATTCATAGACGTATCAAAAGCTAGTTGCTGTATTTCCTGCGGGCTGAGTTCGCCGCGCATAAGAGCTCCAAACTTCATAATACCACTGGAAGCATCCTTTATCGCTTGTGGCATACCCATCTGAATATCACTTAGACCTACCTCACCAAAAGGCGTGGTTTTAGGAACAGTCATAGGTAGAAAATATCCTATACCAGCTAAAGGTCTTCTATCTTGTCCTGTAGGTGGTAAAGCATCACTAGGTTGAAAATCTTCTCTAGCCATCTCTTCCAAGAACCTGTGCTAGCTGGGCCATGAGGCGTGGGTCGTTGGTCTTGGACTTTCCTGCTTTTTTCATTATACGGCTCATAACTAACATCTCTCTGTCAGCAGGGACCTCCTGTATCTCAATAGTTGTTTTTTTCATCAAACCTTCTATTCCTGGGGACCCACCATATTTCAAAGGGATAGCTTTTGGCTTTACATAATTAATATCTAATAAATCAATACCGCCTAGAGCAGGCTCTGCAAAACCCTCAAACTCTAACATCTTTTTACTAATAGCATCTAACGGTTCTATAAATTTTTCAGGCGCTCTAGTTGTGTCTTGATCCAAAGGATCTAAGGCATTAGGATCATCCATAAGTCTTTGTATAATATCATCAGGGTCTTCAGTTAAGTTATCAAGATCTTGTTCTAAGAAAAATTGATCACCAAGATCAGTATCGCTATCAAAAATTGGAATGTCTTCTTTGTTTGCGTTGCGTACTACACTGTCAGCCATCGTCACCTCAATAATATGCTCTCACTTGAGCAGACCCATCGCTCTCTTCCCAATCATCTGAAGGTAACTGTACAAAATTACCCTGACGATATCGCATTAAAGCCTGTGTCATGCTATCCACAAGGTCATCATACTCTCCATTTGGAAAAGCTGCAACCTCTTCTATCATCTCCTCTGCAAAAGTCTCATCGGGGGCCCAAACCATCCCAGCTTCAAACAAAGGTGATACAGAATGTACTCTGGATACCTTATCATTACCTTTACTCGGTGTAAAGTTAACAACAGGTATGCCCATGTTCCGTAGTTCGTGGGTCAAAGGTAGCCCTGTTGCCTTAGCTTCTATGATAACTGTTTCGGGGTCCCAATAATTATACTGCTCTAACGCAACATTCTTTAATTCTGGAAAGTCCCACCTGTCTTTTATACTATCTAACAGTATCAAAGCGGGCTGGCCCCCTATTTCTTCTGGATAAAATACGCCCCATGTGGTTATCGCACTGTAATCTGACGTTTCACGCTTTGAAAAAGCCGTATCGTAGCTCTGAATGACGTATTGTAGGTTAGGAACATTCTTTTTTTCCCATTTTCTCCACCATTCTCGCTTAATTATTGCATTTTCTTCGCCTGTAGGCTGTTGTTGGTACTGCGCGTTCCATTTACTGGGCGGTATTGACGCTTTTACTGCGGTTAAATCGTCCAAACTCCAATATTCTGGCCAACAGGGCTGCCCGTTTTCAAAAATAGCAGGCAGTTCTACTATCTCCCACTGGTCTGCAATGGGATCTTTAGCCATAGAACGTAGTAACTGACCTGTTAAATCTTTTTC